AGTATTGCAAAGCGGAGGTCATCTATTTCTTCCGGTAATGTTTCTAAGTTGTAAAATTCGTTGTCTAGGGTTAATATACGCATAATGTATTATATCATTTATATTTCAATTTTTCAACTGAAAACGGGTATGACGCATCTTTGTAAAATGCTTTCCGCTGAGTTAAATGCCTTTTGGCAAACTTACATGATGAGGTTATATCCCATATCATGACGTGGTCTTTATCTTCTGCCTTACGAATGCCACGACCTATTGATTGAATAACTCTTACGAAGCTCTTACCCGGTTCTAGTAGCATCACATTAAAGATACGAGGAATGTTAATGCCAACTGCCGCAACACCGTACGTAGCAATGATAATTTTGTTAGTTGCTGTAGCAATATCATCATAGTGTTCAGTTCTAGTCGTACCTTTAGTACCACCTGACACAAACACTACATTGTCTTCTGCCACACCTAATTCTTCTAACTTGAGATGTAGTAATTGCCCAGCTTCAATTCTATCAACAAGGATCAATGTGTTACCAGTGTCCTTAACGGTATTTGCTAACTCAGCAATCTTTTGCATTCTTTTATCATCACTGGTCAAGAATTTAAGTTCACTTTGATAGTTAGTAAACTCCATCTCATCCTGTAATTGAACAATGTTAACATGACACTGTGATAATACACCCATCTCTTGTAACGTGCTTGCTGATAGTTGATTAATGACAGGACCTAAACTAACAGTGAGTGACATTGATTCTGCTTTTGCTTTAGGTATCGTTCCAGTCAATCCCCATCTTAACGGAATTTGACTCATTACTCCGGTGAGTAATGTCTTCAATACATCAGCTTTAGCTTGATGAACTTCGTCAACAATAACACATACCACCCCTTCAATGAAGTCTTGAAAAGGTACTTCTGCCTCATCGGCTTTAGTCTTCTTCATCATGTTACCTAGACTTTGCCAAGTACAAATTGTATGTGTTCTATCATACTCTTTTCTGCCACCGTAGTACACACCAACATCAAGTCCTAAGTTGATATAGTCTTTCTCTGTTTGTGTGACTAAGCTAGTATTTGGTACGATAACAATTGTTCTACCATAACTTTCTACGCAATATGATAATGCGGCAGTGATTAGTGTCTTACCCGCGCCAGTAGCAATCTCTTGTAATGCCTGCGGATTCTTTAGATAGTTATTGATAATTTCAATTTGATAGTCACGTAATATAATAGACTGTCCCTCCATTGGATGACCTTTAGGCCATGTCTTGTGCTTAAATGTATCCTCATTTACTTCAGTGAAACTAAAGGTTGTGGAGTATTCTCTGGTATCTTCTAATTCAATATCATACCCTACCCTATCCAATACAGGAAGAATCTCTGGTAACAAGTTTACATACGTGCTACCACCTAGACTGAAATAGCTTGTTTTACCATTCCATCTGCCTAATCGGACACTTGGTAAATATCTTGCACCCGGAACATCAAACTCAAACATTTTCATCAATGCTTTACGCTCTGCTAGTTCAAGACCTTCTATTTTGACGTTAACCTCGTCACGGATTATTAATTTACATTGTCTCATTTTATATCTATGGGTTCAGAATTTACCATTGTAATTACTTTGGCAATTCTCTTTGGCTCAACATCAATGTTTCCTGTTCGTGTGAAACGAACTATAACAGGGAAGTTGAATTGTGTAACGTCAGCCGGCTTGTCTCTGTATGTGACAACAGAATGTAGAAGGTGCTTATTATTTAACTCTGTAATTATACTCTTGATGATTCTTGAAAGACTATTTCCACCTGACAGGTAAACATAGTCACAACCTAATTCCTTCAACCAAACTACTAATTTAGGAATATTAGATATTTCAACTAGTGGATCATACGTTGCCGCAAACACTTCTGAATCAGAATGCAATAACGAAGGATGTACTTTTACTCCGTAGTTGGCCAACCTAGCTAACGTTGATGTGTTCGTGTTCAATTTAAAATCAGCAAGTACGTCTGCTAGATGCTGATTAATTGCCGCGACCATTAACTGACCACTAATAGATACTAGTGTAGGATCCCAACACATACTATCTTTATATTCAGATATAGAATCTAACAGCCGTGTTGTTTCTTCACAGTGATTGACTACGCTAAAATACTTAGGAGCCATTACTACTATAAATTTCAATGCGCTAGTACTATAGTCACCTTCATATCGTTTTAATTCTATGTTCCATGTCAATAGTCCGGGCGAATGATTTTTGAAATCCGTTATGAATTGTTTATTATATGGTGATCTAAAATAGATTTTACCGTGCTCAACTATAATAAATGCATCAGTATATGAATGTGTGCTTTCTAGTACTTCTACATTCCAAGGTAATAATGTTAACTTCTCAGCATACATTTCTTGTTTCGCCAATTGACGTTCGTATTTTAAAATAATCGTGTTCAATAGTTTAGCTTGATTGCTAGTAATATAGTTTTTTGTTTTTGCGATACTCTGCAAGTTTGTTATGAACCGAAGGTCACTACGGCTTATTCTAAGTACGCCGCTTATCATGAAATATAAAATATCTTCTTTTGACTTTAAATCTGCCATTCATATATTATAACTGATTCTTGTATACAAAAGCAAATTAATAGGCAAAAAAAGGGGACCGAAGTCCCCGAAAGAAAGAGCCCATGAAAAACTATTATCGGAGAGGACTTATTGACGTTGCCTCTACGCACACTGCAGGGGTTAACCTTTAATACCTACCAAATGAACCTGGTTTGCCTAAATTAGGGTTCTCACAGCGGGAGCCCTTACCAAATTCGTCAAGTACTTGACGGGCTTGTCCGTGTTGATCGATCACAAATCGGTAACCATCAATACAGCGAATTTCTGTCATACCATTTACACCATAGCTGATTGTGTTTCCAGCGGATGTCCCGAACACTGCTCCGGCAACAACCAATCCTAGAATCATCACCATAACAACTGCAATCATCATTTCAATGAGAGTAAAACCCTTTTGCATATCAAGCACCTTTCATGCAAGTTGCTTTAGCAAGTTCGCGCCAGTTGCCAGAAATCTTAACCAAGTCTGCAACTTTCAAACACATACGCAAGGACACTTCACGCAATTTGTTATGATTGTCCCAGATGAACGACATAATTTCGTCTGTCTGTTCTTGTGTAAAATCATAATCTTTGAACAGACCACCATCAGCATCGCGGTGAACTTGCTTGATACGCAACATTTTGTCACGCTCAGTATCAACTGTCAGGTCCAAAAAGTGACAACGAGACTGCAAAGCATCCAAGTGAGGTTGCATCTTAGAAGCCTTTTTGTTATCGAAAGTCTTGTTAGTAATGAAAATGATAGAACCGTTGAAGTTAAACGAGTTAGGGATACCTTCTTCACGCAAGATACGTGAATCTTTGTTCCAAGAGATACGGCGAGTCTTACCTGAATCCAACGCACCTTTCAGTACGTTGATAGCGTCTTGATCTTCCCAGATATCACAGTCATCAAAAACGAGAACGTTTTTAGCATCAGAAAATTTGTACAACTTAGCGAACAAGCCGATGCCTGACATAGCACCTTTGACAATCTCAAAACGTGCTTTTTTACCTGCAACTTGATCGAACAAGCTTGCTTTTTCCATTTGCAATGACACACCGTGTGACTTACCGATACCTGCAGGACCTGTAACAATCATAGCACGAATGTCACCTGCAATACATGCCTTAGACATTTCATCAAGTACACCGAAACGAGTAGCAATACGGTCCATTGCTTCTGTTTCAGATTCCTCAGTTACATGTTTTGCTTCAATTGTAGGCATGCCTGACAAGAATTCAATACATTCTTTGTTGTCAATTTGAACACGGACCTCGTCAGGGCGACCCGGGAATTGACCTTCATTTTTTACTGTAACGAAACCACCTTTAGAGCCTAACTGATAACCTTTAACCAGTTGAAAGACTTCACCTTTCACAGGTGAGTTACGATAAGAACCAGAAGTGATGCGAACGATGCTAGACATTTGTTTCCTTTATTTCAGTGTCAATACAAGTATTGTAGCACAATACCCATTTATTGTCAAATTTAAGATACCTTTGAATCCATCATTTCTGACAGAATAAACTTGGCAACGTTCATTTGTTTACGAACGTATTCAATTGAACGAGGACCTGTACCCATCGCCATCATTTCTTGACAGTCAGACATGATGCCCATTACGACCATTTCCAGACCAGAACACTTAGCGGTAATACTTTCCATGTACTGTTCACGGATTTCTTGTTCAGACATACCGTAACATTTAGTTTCAAATTCAGTCATTTCGTGCTCCTTTAATCAATCTATACATGTATTATAGACCCAAACCCATTTATTGTCAACCTTTATTTGCCTAGGAATTTCTTAATTCCATCCTTCCAAGCAGGGTCTGCGAACGGTTCATGTGATGGGACCTCGGATGTTATAGAAGTATAATTACTGTGGTCTGGGTCATCAGCGCACAAAGCAAATCTGCGACCATACGGGTCGTTTTTTGAAGTCAATTGCAGAATTTTGTTTCTGTTCTCTGGGTTAGCATCTTTATATACCCGATTTGGATAAACACAATGTACGCTGTGGCTGATAACTGCATCTACTTTCATATTTAGGTATTGAGCTATGATCCCACCCTCACTATGACCGGTGACAACAATTTTATTGAAGCCGTTTAATCGTAACCATTTAATATGTCTCTCAAGTTCTTTTATTCGTGCTGGCCAGCGTGTTTCAGGATTAGCGTTAAATAATACCTTATTATCATTGGTGAGTATGCAACCAGGAGATGCATCTTTTCTCCTGTGAAAATCGGTCATGATAAAGTGCATACCGAGACTAGAATAGAATTGCCTAACAACATGGTCTGCACTGTAGACCCCACCGCACCCATGTAAGTGAATTACAACAGGTAGAGATTTGTCAGCCTTCTCTGCAAATGATTCGGGGCCAGAGGGTAAGGATAGAAAAAATCTACCGTAAACATAAAAAGTAGACCTGAGTGGGGCAGTGTCAATCACCTCAGGTGACATGTCGTATGTTTCTTTTCCTTGTGTGAAATAATTTGAATAACACAGTGTCGGAATAGTAATCAACAGAATTGAAAGAATTTTTTTCATAACAGTCCTTAGGTTTTACTTAACCAAAATGTTGAAAATCATGTTTTGCAATTCTGCGACCTCGTCACGAGGGACGTAGAAGTCGGTCAGTGGGTCGTAGTACTCACCCTCTTTTGGATCATAATACAGAACCTGACCATTGGGGTAGTGAAACGGACCCTCAAGACCCTTGCGAGGACCGAACTCTTTGTTGTGCTTGAAAACGATGTAAGACATAAAGACCCCTTTCAACTGAATAAGAGTCTATTGTACGCCCAAACTGATTTATTGTCAAGTTATGAAAATGAATACTTTTCTACTACAAAGTATTGATTGTTATCACGGTATTTCATTTTATAATTACCAGATAATGATATTGAATTTTTGCATTGATTATCCAATAATGAAATTAAAGGATTATCATGTGTTAATGAGAAAGTAACCAAGTTATTAGTTTCATCACTAAACCAATATTCTTTTCTTTTTGAATATTTTTTACCAACACTAAATGTCTTTTTAAGTGAGAGATTTTTTGTTTGTTTATATGATTTATCTGTGATAATCTTATTATGCTCAGAAACTAAATCATCAAAATCTACGTCATAGTTATGAAATTCAGGTAAACGATATGCTAACGGTACCATATTGTCTTTAAACATTTTACCATTAGTATGAATAAACGAATTCATATCTTCTCGGAATTGCGAAAGTCTTACATCTTTCAATTTCCACATCATTATTTTTTTACTATAATAATCACGAATCTCATTTGCCTTTTGCCGGTCATCTGTAGTTACGTGATTGAATAACTCTTTATCTAATAATGTAGAAATAGGTGTATATGTGCCGCCACTATTATGTGTATCACGTAATCGTTTCCAAGCGGCGCTTAGTGCCAACAAATCTTCGTCAATTTCAAGAATCTCATACTTTTTAACATGTTCACCGTGAGTGACACCCAATAAACCGTGCAGAGTAAGATTTCCAGTAAGATTTCCTAAGGAAGTATTCCACGGTGCCACATTTCCCTGAGACTTAACCTGCCCTGAAATATTAAAAGGATTATTATGAGAAAGTGAAATGTTTTGTAAGTTTTGTAAATTAAGATTAGCCAATTGAAATGTCCTCCATTCCTGCAGTGCGTAAACGCACGATATGTCCCATCTGCCATTGTTTGGCTTCAAGACCCTTCATTATACCTAACCATTTGTTTCTAAGTAATGCGACTTCGTTGACCAAAACTTCAAAGTCAATAACTTCATCTTCACCATCAACATACTTTTCAGCATCACGGCTAGTTAGTGCTCTATTATACGCCTCTAGGTATTTTTGAAAATACTTTCGGCGAATTTTCCTTAATTGAATATTAAGATAGTTGAGCACCGCTTCAATCTCTTGTAGTTGATTAAAACGATGCTCAGTGATGCCCGGTATAGCGGCAATGTTCTTTTCAACATTACCGTATACCTTTACATCTTTTTTTGCGTCAATAAGTTCAGCTTCATAGTGTGTAATAAAATCGGGTATTACAGCTAAATCTACCGTGATTCGTGTATACCAATTCATTTATCACCATTCGTCTTCATCAGACTCTGTATCATCTTCATATTCTTCATATTCTTCTTCAACTTGGTCTGTGTACTCTTTTAAAGCAATAGTTACTTCTTTGTATCCTCTGAATGCTTCTTTAATGTCAGTAGCTTCATAATCATTGTCAATCAATAAATTAACTAGTGAATCTGCCGCATCACTCCTATCATTCAAATCAATATGGGAACTTAATGCTTCCCATACTTCAGCCACAAAATCTAAACTCATACTGTATCCTCCTCCTCAGTGTTAGATACAGTACTTAGCATAGGTTTAGATTTTTCGGCGTATTCAGCCATAACTTTGTCAAGACAACCATCAACGTTTGCTTCCCAGCCTTTACGAAACTTCTTAATGATTTCACCATCAAGTGTTGTATAAACTAAACTGTTGCCTTCTTTCTTAACAAGTTCTTGTTTTTCAATCATGTCTAACATGCCTGAGTATGGACTCATGCCTGTTTCATAAGGAATTTTAACTTGCACAGATTCAAAAGGTTTAGCATAACGTGTCTTCATGATTTTACATGCCGCACGAATACCACGCACATCACTAATCTTATTACCGTCTTCGTCTTCTTTGAGTTTTAGTTTCTTCATTGCAACTAGAATACTAGATGCGTAAACGAAACCTTGACCACCTGAAATTTTATCATCAGGGTCAAACATGTCTTGACTAGCATAAGTGTGATTAGTAGCAACCATACCGATGCCTAAGTTACCAAACATGTTAACACAGTTACGAACAAGTGCGGCAAGTGCTTTAGGCTTACGACCCATGTCACCCTTCATGTCACCTGCTTCAAACTGATTAACGTCTGTTGGTGTTAGCAACATACCTAAACTGTCAACAACGAACAAGACCTTAGGACGATCTTCTTCAGATAATGCTTTATATTCTTTTACGAATTCACTAATTGTTTTAGCAACGTCATCAATCATTGCCATGTTAAGTTTCAGCAATTTGTCATCAGCAGTTGAAACACCTAAAGCATGTAGCCATGCTTCATCTAATGCGTTTTCACTATCAATCAAGACAACGTAAATGCCTTGCTCTTGTGCATGACGCACTAAGTTACCTGAACAGATGAAACTCTTACCCGAGCCTGATTCACCTGCAAATACAGTAACCTTACCTAGTGGTACGCCTTTGTTAAAGTCTCCGCTGATAAGATAGTTTAGTGCATAGTTGCCGGTTGAGATCCAATCAGTAGGATCGTTAAAGCCGATACTCAATCCTTCAATAGACTTAGTGATGGACTTTCTAAATTTACTTACGTCAAATGGTTTAGCCAATTTATTCTCCTATTATTTTTGTATAGCATTTGTGTACATTCTATCAGAGAACGATACTTTGTCAAGGTATTCTGGAGAGTTATCGGCAATACGTTCTAATTCGTATTCGCTAGGATAATGTCTCAATACACCTCTTGCTCTGTCTCTGACCAATGCAGGTACCCTGGGAGTTTTACCCGGGTCGCATAATTCTTCCAACAGTTTTTTACCTTGCTTCAGGGCACGGTAACGTTCGTCTGGTAGTGTCATATTATTCTCCTTATTATTAAAGGGGCCGAAGCCCCTTTAATTACTTCGCTTGTCTAGCACGAATCATCGCTAGGATGTCTTGTGCTTTGTCGCTTGATGGAGTTGATGTAGGTAGCGTAACTGGTTGAGTAGCTTGTGCAGGTTCATCTTCCCAAGGTGCAGTAGAAGCTTCTGCTACGGGTGCTGTCGCGGGTGCTCTAGTTTCAGTAGTAGCAGTAGGTTTAGCCGCTGTTGCGCCTGCAGGTGCATCAACACCCCATGGACGATAGTATGCGCCCCAACGCTCAGTGTCGTAGGGTTGACCATCAACTGATGCGTCAAACATTTCTTTGATGATACGCAATTCTGCTTCGCCGGGACGCTTTGGTAAGAAGTCAGCAAGGTTGTACAAACCATGTGATTCAATAGCTGCCTGCTCTGCTTCTGTCAACGGAGACTCTTTACGTGCCCAGTTACTAGTTGAGTAATCTGCGTAACCACCTTTACTTGTTTTCTTGATATTCAAATCAAGACCACGTTGATAGTCAGTTGGCAATTCTTCCATTTCAGGATCCATCAAACTTGCTTTGATGATTGTGAAAATTTGCGGACTGATAATGAATCTGCGAATAGGATTCGCAGGTGTACCATCGTCACCGATGGGGTTTTGACGAACAAAACCTTGGAACAAGTAACTACGCTTCTTCCAGTATTTGTTTGCTAGTTCTTTCAGTGTTTCATCTTTGTACCAAGGACGAACCTCAGTCAAGATTGGGCACTGTGCTTTTGGATCATACATTTCTACACAAGGTACTTGAACCTCAACACGCTTTGCGTTAGGGTCACCTTTGATACCATTGAATGGAAGCTTGATGATTTGACGTTCAACCCAGAAGTAAGGGTTCTTACTATCTGCGTCTGGCAATAGACGTAGTGAGGCTGTAGTGCCTTCGTCCATGTTCCAGTGAGGGTAGATTGAATTGTCTGATTGTTTCGGTGTATTACCGGTTGACTTGTTTTCTTGTGCCGCGATACGAGCACGAATTTCTGCTAATGATGCCATGATATTTTTCCTTATAAAATTGAGATGGTCTCGTTTAATATTCGTCACTACCTATTAGTGACTAACACAAGTGTAAGTATAGCA